TTCCTTGGCAGCAATGGTTGGCCCATCACTCGCTTAAATACAAGCCGGACGGCCGATGGGCTCACCCAGTTGTCACCCTACTCTGCGCCCGACAGCAAGGTAAATCAACCTTTATGGCGCTACAAATCCTGTTCAGAATTTACGTTCTCAAAGAGAAATTACAAGTTCATACAGCTCACAAATTGACTACCTCAGCTGAATTGTTCTACAAAATCTACGGCATCATCGAGCAGACCCCGAGATTGGCTGCCGAATTTACCAAGAAGCTAGAAAGTAAAGGATTTCAGGAATTGCAATTTACGGAAGGCCGTCGATATATCGTCCGAGCCAATAATTCCGCCGGTCGAGGTATTGCAGCTCCCGAAACTATTCACCTTGACGAAGCTCGAGAATATAAAGATGAAGATGTCTGGTCTGCCCTTCGTTATACACAGATGGCTTCACCCAATCCTCAAATATGGGTTTATTCCAATGCTGGAGATCAACATTCAATCGTTCTCAATAAATTGCGCGAGCGAGCCTATGCAGCAATCCACGGATCAACCGACGATATTGGTTGGTTCGAATGGTCTGCGCCAAACGGCATCAAATTTGATAATTCATCTGACTTTTGGTTGGGAGTCTGTCAAGCCAATCCCTCTTTGGGCTATACAGTTCATCCGGATAATATCCGCGCCGTATTGTCAGACCCCGAAGATATTGTGCGCACGGAAGTCTTATGTCAATGGGTCGATACGATCAACCCAGTAATCAATCCGTCTCAATGGGACAGCTGTAAAGTTGAGGGGCTTCGGCTCAATCCCGAGTCAGATACTTGGTTGGCTATCGATCTCAGTCCGGATAGAAAGCAAGCCGCGCTTGTGGCAAGTCAAAAGCTCGAGGGTGACAGATTCCAAGTCATTCTTTTACAGACTTGGCACAACCCATCCAACTTGGATGACAAAGCGCTGGCTAACGATTTAGCCGAATGGGTTCGCAAGTACCCAGTCCAGTTGGTTGCATACAGCGCCCGTACCGCCTCCGCGGTCGCTGCCCGATTAGCACCGGCGGGAATTAAGACTGAGCCAATAGATGGCCTTGACTATGCGCAAAGCTGCGATGAACTCTTGGGAGCAATTTCATCTCAGCGGTTGGCTCACTCGGGACAAGATGAGCTAACTAAACATTGCTTGGCCGCCGTCAAACTACCTTTCGGTGATGGCGGCTGGGTAATGGGTCGTAAAGTTAGCAATGCTGTGATCTGTGGAGCGGTCGCATCAGCTATGGCAACTCATTACGCCACTAAAGCCACCGATGGCGTCGATATAGTCATCTTGTAACACACCACCCTTACAATTTAGGCTAATGGGTGCAATTAGAGATTTCTTCTTTCCGCAAATAACCGCGCAGACACCACAAAAAGTCAGCGACGTTACTGCCGCGCTGACACCAATTCAGATTTCAGATTCCGTCTATAACATTCTTGGCGGATCAACAAACACCACTCGCGCTCTAGCGATGTCAGTCCCAAGCGTCGCTCGAGCTAGAAATATTATTTGCGGAACGACCGGCTCATTACCTCTTGAGCAATACAATCGCTTAACGGGCGAACACGTTGAACCGCAACGAGTCATTAATCAGCCAGACCCTCGAGTTGCCGGATCGTTAATTTATACTTGGCTCGCCGAAGATATTTGGCTTTATGGCGTTGGTTATGGACAAGTGCTTGATATGTACTCTGTCACCGACGGCGGCAAAGTTCGCGCTTGGACTCGCGTCAGCCCAGATCGCGTAACAGTAACAACAAACGCAAAGACAACCGAAATCATCGGCTATCGAATCGACGGAATTGACGTACCACTATCCGGTGTTGGTTCGATTATTCGCTTTGACGGTTATGATGAAGGATTCTTGCACCGCGCTGGTAAAACTGTCGCAGCTGCGGTGTATTTAGAAAATGCTGCGGTGAATTATGCAAAAGAACCTAACCCGTCAATGGTTCTTAAATCTAACGGCACTAATCTCACTGCCGAAAGAGTTTCATCATTACTTTCAGCCTGGAGAACTGCTCGTCAAACTCGTTCAACAGCTTTTCTCAATGCCGACGTCGATCTCAAAGAATTTGGTTACGATCCTAAGTCATTGCAATTAGCCGAAGCGCGTCAATACGTTGCTTTAGAATTGGCTCGAGCAGCTGGGATTCCGGCTTACTTCCTGAGCGCCGAAACGACTTCGATGACTTACTCAAATTCAGTCAATGAACGGCGCTCATTGGTTGATTTCTCATTGCGCCCACTCTTGACTGCAATTGAAAAGCGTCTATCGATGCCAGATTTCGTCCCAGCAACAACCGAAGTGCGTTTTGACTTGGACGACTTCTTGCGCGGCAATCCTTTGGAAAGAGCGCAAGTCTATGAAATCCTAAACCGCATCGGCGCGATGAGCGTTGAGCAAATCCAAGAAGAAGAGGACTTGATCCGATGAAGATCAATATGCCAATGACCGTCACGGCTGCGGACACAATAAAGCGCACCATCAGCGGAACTATCGTTACTTGGAACGAGCAAGGAAATACCTCAGTTGGGCCAACAGTTTTTGCGGCTGATTCAATTGAGATTAAACCTGTCAAATTGCTATTGGAGCACGATCGGACTCGTCCAATTGGCAAAATGATTGCTCACGAAGTAACAAAGAATGGAATTGTGGCTACATTCAAGATTGCCAATACTATGGCCGGGGAAGATGCCTTAGTTGAAGCCACCGAAGGATTAAGGGATGGCTTTAGCGTTGGCGCTCAAATAAACGAATGGACAAACAACAAAGGCGTTATGCAGATTACCAGCGCGACTCTTGATGAAGTAAGTCTTGTAACCGATCCGGCGATTGATTCAGCTCGCGTCAGCGAAGTTGCTGCATCTGAAAATGAAGCACCAAAAGAAGATTCTGCTCCGGCAACCGCCGAAGCGGACAACCCAACCGAAGGAGAACAAGTGTCAGACACTACCGTTCCAGCTCCTGCCGAAGAAACGGTAGAAGCTGCCAAGGTGGAAGCCGCTGCGCCACGCCCAGCGTTTTACACCGCTCCTCGAATTGAACTCTCGAAAGAGAAGTATCTCGAGGCATCCATTCGCGCCAAAGTATTTGGCGACGAAGCATCCATCCAGTACGTCCGCGCTGCTGACGATACAACCGACAACGCTGGTCTTGTACCAACTCGTCAGCTCACAGAGGTAATTAATCCTCTATCCAACGCAGATCGCCCATCAATCTCAGCGATTTCTTCAGGTGTCTTGCCAGACGCAGGTCTGACTTTTGAAATTCCTAAGATTACCGCTGTGCCAACAGTTGCAGAAACTGCTGAAGCTGGAACACCATCAGAAACAGATCAGAACGTTTCTTACCTAACTGTAAATGTCAAAAAGTATGCAGGACAACAGACATTCAGCGTCGAACTTTTGGATCGTTCAAGCCCAGCATTTTTTGCTGAACTTGTTCGTCAAATGGAGTTCGCGTATGCAAAGGCAACAAACGCGGCAGTAAGCGCAGCTCTTGTCACTGGCGCAACCGATGGTGGAAACCGCACACTTTCAGCAGCAAATCTTCAAGATTTCGTAGCTGATGCGGCAGTCTCCGTCTATAAGGGAACTCTTGGATTCGCACAGAATCTCATCGTTTCCCCAGAACAATGGGGCAACATTATGGGCCTCGTCGATGGCTCAAACCGCCCACTTTTCACAGCAATCAACCCACAGAACGCAGGTGGCGCTCTCGCTGCCGGAACTGTTCGCGGCAACGTCGCTGGTCTTGCACTTTACGTTGATCGCTCTCTCACTACCGGTTCAGGTGTTGGAGACGGCACAATGATTGTCGTAAATCCTGAGTCATACACTTGGTATGAATCACCACGTTTCCGTCTCGAATCCAACGTCATCGCAAGCGGTCAAATTTCTGTCGCTTACTATGGCTATGGCGCAATCGCAACCAAAGTTGCTGCTGGCGCTTACAAGTGGATGGTCGCGTAGTCAAAACCCTAAAAGTGACGGCCAGTCCGCTCCCGAGCTGGCCTGTCACCCTCTAGTAGAAAAGGATCACGAGATGCCAACAATTGTGACGGCTTCCGAGCTAAGAACGATTCTTGGCGTCTCGTCATCCCTATATTCAGATGCTTATTTGAACGATATAGTGGACACAAGCGAAAATTTGATTATTCCAATGCTTGTGACATTCCAAAGCAAAATTGACAAAGTTGAACTAGAAACCAACGTTGCTTATTTTCACACGGCGACAATTCACGAATTTACCGAAGGCCAATCGGTCGTCATTACCGGTGTCGGCTCACCTTTTAACGGCACTCACACGGTTACAAGTGATTTAATTGGCCCTTATGTATTTACCGCCGCCATCATTAATGCAGACATATTGGAAAAGAACATTATCCCAGCCGGAAATGCTGCGCTCTCTGGGCTCTCGACCTACGTCGGAAATCCCAATGTCGAATCTGCTGTTTTGGCTATCTCTGTCGAAATCTTCCAAGCAAGAACCGCAGCTGGAGGATCAATCGAAGGCATCGATTTTGCAGTAACACCGTACAGGCTATCTAAAAACCTTCTTGCCAAAGTAACTGGTCTTTTAGGCCCTTACCTCGATGTCGAAACGATGGTCGGATAATGCCAGCATCGTCAATAGCTACGGATGTCAGAGGGGCAATTAAAACCGCGCTCAGTGGGATTAGCGCGAATCTTTACGATTCAGTTCCGGAAGCGCCAATCGTTCCTTTTGCCGTCGTCGTTCCAGATTCACCATATATGGAATTAGAATTGATTGGAAAATCAACTACACGAGTTAAATTAAATTACACGATCAGCGCAGCGGTAGCCTATTTATCTAATTCTGCTTCATTAGACAATTTAGAAAAACTAGTTATGAGTATTCTTGGCGCATTAAACGCGTCCAAGTATGAGTTATCCACAGTCGAAAGACCGACGGTGACTCAAGTCGGAACGACTAATTTACTCGTTTCCGATATTCGCTTGAGCGTCCGCTACGAGCAAACTTCCTAAGGAGAACAGATGCCAACAACAGTAATAACTGGGCGCGATGTGACATTCACACTCGATACTCGCACTTTCGATGCTCAGGCGACTTCGGCTACGTTATCAGCCGAAACAATTATCGAGACCTATCAGACTCTTGATGGTCGCGCATACAAATCCGTTGATAAGCAATGGACTTTCACAATCGAATTACTCCAAGACTGGGGAGCAACAGAATCCCTGTTCGAAGCGATGTGGAGAGATGCTGAAGACGCTCCAAACACAACTTTGGCAGTTTCATTTACAGCCGTAACGGGCGCAGCATTCACTTTCAACGTATTGCCAATTTTCCCGAGCGCAGGTGGAGCAGCTCCAGGAGCACTTACCGACACTTGGACAATGACAGTCGTTGGAACACCAACAGAAACCTTCAGCTAAGAGATCGGAGCATCGGGAGCTATGAAGTCACAAATTAATATCACTTACAACTCTGGCGAAATGGAAAGTTATATTGCCCAGCCGCCAGAGTTCGCTAAGTGGGAGAAGGCAACCGGCAAAAATATCAGCGAACTTGGCGGAGTCTGGGACATTATGTTCTTGGCATATAACGCTATGAAACGCGAAGCTGCTGGTAAGCCAGTGAAAGCTTTTGAGGTATGGATGGAAACTGTTTCAGACATAGAAACGGTCGCTATCGACCCAAAAGCCACAGAGTCGGAAGCGTAGGCCGCTTATTAATTGAGTTGGCAATTGCCACTCAAATTCCGATGAGTGAATGGACGGAAGCGGACGACATTCTGACGGCGATTGATATATTAAAGGAAAGGTCGAGGTCAAATGGCAAGTGACGCTATAACCTACGACCGAAGTGAACTAAGACGCATTACTAGCGCGTTCAAGGCAATGGATCAAGAAGCGATTGATAAAGCGCGAGAAGTCTCAAATCAATTGGCTACTTATGCGTCTGAACAAATCAAATCTTCCGCGAGAAATAGAACCAAATCTGCTGAGGTAGCTCGTCGAGTAGCTGATGGTGTTCGCGTTTCTAAGAGTTCCAAAATCGGTGAATTCAGTTATGGATTTGCAAGCCAAAAGTTTTCGGGTGGAGCAACAACCCAGATTCTTTGGCCGGGTATCGAATTTGGCTCTCGTCGATTTAAGCAATTTCCAACTCGAAGCCCTAATTTTGGGAAAGGTGCTTCTGGTTATTTTATTTACCCAACCTTACGTCGAATTCAGCCGGACATAGTGAGACAATGGGAAAGCGCCTTCAATGACATAGTTAAGGAGTTCGATTAATGGCTGGATCAAGAACCCTTAAATTATCGATTCTCGCTGATGTAGACAACTTACGAAAGAACTTATCTGCTGGTTCACAAGAGGTTGCATCTTTCGGGGATAAAGTAACCGATTTCGGCAAGAAGGCCGGATTAGCTTTTGCCGCTGCTACCGCTGCGGCTGCTGCTTACGCCACAAAGTTAGCGGTTGATGGTGTTAAGTCCGCAATGGAAGATGAAGCTGCTCAAGCTCGACTAGCTACGACCTTGGAAAATGTCGCTGGTGCGACTGCCGCCACTATCGCCCAAACTGAGGCTTACATTCTCAAGACTTCACTCGCTACTGGGGTATCCGATACCCAGCTTCGTCCAAGCTTAGAAAGATTGGCTCGAGCTACCAATGATGTAACGGAAGCACAGAGACTCAACAATTTAGCGCTGGATATTGCCGCCGGTACGGGAAGATCTCTCGAATCCGTATCAGCGGCTTTGGCAAGGGCTTACGACGGCAATACCACAGCGTTGAGTCGATTAGGTATAGGTCTTTCGTCAGCCGAATTAAAATCGATGTCATTTGACGAAGTGACAAAAGCTCTCGCCGCAACTTTCGGAGGACAAGCTACAACTCAGGCTAACACTTATGCAGGTCAAATGGCGCGGCTGAATGTCGCTTTTGATGAAGCAAAAGAAACAGTCGGAGTTTACATTCTTCAAGCCTTAACACCATTATTAAATTTATTAAGTAACAATATCGTTCCAGCTTTCGAGAAATTGTCGGTCACTCTAGGTCCTATATTCAGAGATGTATTGGATCGCGCCGGAACGATCACTCGCGACGTACTCGTTCCAGCTTTTCAAGCATTATGGGCTTTTATACGCGATTATTTAGCTCCGATTATTTCTAATGTGCTCCAACCCGTTTTTGATGGATTAGTGAGAGCAGTCAATACAGTCGGAAGCGCTTTCAAAAACAATCAGGATGAATTAACTCCTTTCTATAATCTATTGCGGACTATTGCAAATTTTGTGCGCGACTTCGTCGCTCCCGCTATTGGCGATGTACTGGGAGCGGCTTTACGAGTAGTGGGTTCATTAGTTTCGACCCTCATTACCAACTTCGCGCGACTTGTAGATTGGCTTGACGACGTTCTATCAAAGATCAGAGAATTCGTAACTTTCGTTCGCAACAATCCAATTATTTCCGGAATCAGCGGAGTAATCGATCGAATCTTTGGCGGTGGACGAGCTACCGGAGGGGCAGTAACTCAAGGTACGGCCTATATTGTAGGTGAAAGAGGCCCAGAGCTTTTTGTTCCAAATACCAGCGGTTCAATCGTTCCTAATAATGCTATTGGCGGATCAACCATCAACGTTACTGTCAATGGAGCAATTGATCCCGAATCTACTGCGAGACAGATTATCCAGATTCTCAATAATTCGGCCTACCGAGGAACTCTAGGGGCTGGCGCTCTCGTATGACGTTGTGGACTCCCGAATGGAAGGTGCTGGTCGATGGGGACGATTACTCCTCGGCCACGGTCGCCAATTTAACCGTCACTAGAGGTCGTACAAATATCTATGAGCAACCTGTAGCGGGATATTGTTATTTACAATTGATTGACGTCAATGGAGATCAATTTGATATTGAAATTGGACACCAAATATCTATACAGCTAAAAAATTCTGTCGGAAGTTGGGTAACGATTTACGGTGGATATGTAAGTGATTTAGGTACAAGCGTTATTTCAACGGGTTCAAGTTCCACGGTAATATCGGTTACGGTGACAGCCTTGGGAGCTTTATCGCGGCTTTCTAGATCAACTTGGGCTGGTTCACTCGCAAAAGACGATGAGGGAACTCAAATTTATCAAATCCTTTCAGACGTTCTAGCAAATAGTTGGCAGGAAATCCCAGCTGCTATTACTTGGAATACCTATACCCCTCCAACTACCACTTGGGCAAATGCAGAAAATATCGGAATTGGCGAAGTTGATCCGGGGATTTATGAAATGGTCGCCAGGTCCGCTGATCCGGTTAATGCTTATACCTACGTCGCCCAACTAGCGGATTCTGCTCTGGGAACTCTGTACGAAGACGATCAAGGAAAGGTTGCATACGATAATCAGGATCATCGTCAAGATTATCTATTGGCCAATGGCTTTACTTCTCTAAGCGCCAATGAAGCCTTTGGGGTAGGTATTAAAGCCCAGACTAGATCCGGTGATATGCGAAACAATGTCACCGTTGTCTATAAAAATGGCCAGAGCGTTACCGATAGCGACCAAGAATCCATTTATACCTTTGGCAACTATGCTGAAATTCTTGATACCACATTGGAATTAAGTGCTGATGCCACAGCTTTGGCGGAGCGACTCGTTCTCTTACGTTCATTCCCACGGCCAATTTTGGATGCTATTTCTTATCCACTTGGAAGCCCCGAATTAGACGATAGCGACCGCGATGCCTTGATTGATATTTTCTTGGGTCAACCAGTCGAAATTACCGATTTGCCGAGGACAATTTCATCGACGCCATACCAAGGTTATGTCGAGGGTTGGACCTTTCAAGCTGGCTTTAATTCGGTAACTTTGACCTTCATTCTCTCGCCCCTTAATTACTCGGGTTACTGGCAGCGTTGGGAACAAATCAATGTGGCAGAAAAGTGGAATACGCTCAACAATGCCCTACAATGGGAAGACGCGATAGGAGTGATTAGTTAATGCCTACAACCTCGAATTTTGGCTGGACGACCCCAGCTGATACTGATCTTGTCAAGGACGGCGCAGCGGCCATTAGAACTCTTGGCAATGGCATCGATACCTCGATGGCAGAACTTAAAGGCGGAACAACCGGCCAGATTTTAAGTAAGACCTCGAATACCGATATGGATTTTACTTGGGTAAGTCCTAATCCGGGCGACATTACCGAAGTTACCGTCAGCTCTCCCATAACCGGTGGCGGAACTAGCGGATCTGTCAACATTGCCATTCAAGATGGTACAACAGCTCAAAAAGGCGCAGTTCAATTAACAAATTCAACTTCTAGTACTTCGACGACCACTGCCGCGACACCGAATAGCGTTAAAACGGCTTACGATCTCGCAGATGCGGCAATTCCTAAATCTCTTGTCGATGCTAAAGCAGATTTAATTACAGCCACAGCGAACGACACTCCCGCTCGTTTAGCAGTCGGCTCAAATGGTGAAGCACTTGTCGCGGATTCTGCCGCTACTACAGGACTTCGCTGGTCTGGTGGAACGACCATCGGTAATCCCGTCATAAATGGCGGATTTGATATTTGGGCAAGAGGAACGAGCGGTTTTGTCCCTGCTAACAACTCCACGACTTTTGCCGCTGATAGATGGAATATTCAACGCGGTGTAACTGGTTCAACCGTATCTCGTCAAACCACAAGCGATAGCACAAACTTACCATTCATCCAATATGCGATGAGAATTGCAAGAGATTCCGGAAACACCTCAACCGAAGCAATTCGCATTGGAAATAGTTTTGAATCATCAACATCAATTCCTTACGCGGGAAAAACAGTAACATTGTCTTTTTACGCTCGTGCTGGTGCTAACTATTCTGCGACTTCGTCATTACTCAATGCAGAATTGAGAACTGGTACTGGGACAGACCAAAACACTTTTGGTACTTATACAGGCTCGGCGACTCCAATAAGCAGCGACGTGACTTTAACGACGACTTGGCAAAGATTTAGTCTTACTGGGACTGTTGCTTCAACTGCAACTGAAATGGCTCTAAAGTTTGTTTTCACACCTGTCGGGACAGCAGGGGCGAACGATTGGTATGAGATTACAGGTGTTCAACTAGACATTGGCTCAGTTGCCCTACCATTCCGGAGAGCGGGCGGCACAATCCAAGGCGAGTTAGCCGCTTGCCAAAGGTATTATCAGCGAGTTGATTCTGCCAATGCTAGCGACACTCGTATGAACACAGCGAATATGGTTGCCAACTCAACAACTGTCGCTTATGG